AGTTATAACTCCTGCTGCAAATACAGCATACTTTGTAAGAGGCAATGTTAATTGCACTAATAGATTAGCTATTACTAATTCTAATATTGCTATTATTGGATGGGATAGAGATGTTGATGGTTTAACTTATACAGGAGCAGCAGGTGCAGGAGATTTTATAACTGTTACTGATGTAAACTTTCAATTATCAAATTTAAAATTCTCATCAACAAATTCTACAGGTGGGGATGTTGTTTTAAGAGCAGTTAACTATGATGCTGCTGAATACAATGCGGGAAGGGATAAGGTATTAACTATTATTAACTGTCAATTTAGAAATTGTTTTGATGTTTGGTTTATAGAAGGTTTTGACTTGGTTGATATTCAGAATACTTTAGTTTGGTACATTAAAGCTACTACTATTGGTTGTCAATTTAAGAATGTATCTAAGTTACAGTTAAGTTCTTGTGAGTATGTAAGATGGTTTGATGAAACAAACATAGCTAATAGTTTAGGAGCGTGGGATGCAGTAACTTCTTATAGTCTTGGAGATATTGTAACCGAAGGACCAACATTTTATAGAGCACTAACAAATAATGTTAATAGACAACCTTCAACTACTTTAGGTGTTGATTGGGAAGTAACTGGTTACTCTACTGCATCAATGATTGAACTATTAGACAATGCAGGGGGTCCTGGATTTGGAGCAGTAAATATAAATGGTGGAATAGTACATCCACAACAGACACAAGTAGGCATAGATATTGACACAGCTTCTACTACGGGTTTTGGAACAATTAGTTCAAATGCTTTTATAAATGTAGGTTTAACAACGGGAAAAGTATTTCTACCTGAAATTCCTGTTCAATTATTACCAGACTACTCTCAAACTGCTACATATAAGTTTGATGTTTTTGCAAATCAAGGAATTTTAAACTCTACAAGTGGAGCTGTTTCCACATTGTCAGCAAATGCAACTGCTACAACTGTAAGTGCTGTTTATGCAGATGTTGATACAGGAGCTTCTGCTGCAACACAAGCTGCGGTTAGATTTACATCGGCTAATACTGGTATAGTAACTTATGATGGAACAAAACAAATATATTGCTCAATACACGCTTCATTATCTTTAGATTCAGGAGGTAATGATGATACATATACTGTAGGTATTTTTAAAGATTCAGGTGCCGGTTATGTTCTTTTACCTGGAAGTGAAGTAGAAGTAGAATTTGATGGTTCAGGAGGATTTTCATTAGATGTAGGGACAATAGCTATAAATTATGGAACTCTATTTAATAATGGTGATGCAGTAAAAATGCAGATTAAATCAACTGGTGCTAGTGCTGCTATTACTGTTACAGATTATCAACTAGTAATAAGAGAATAAAATAAATCATCAGGATAAAATAGGATGTGTATTTGCTTGGGTCCAAGTGCGAGCATTCTCAACGGGAGTATTAATCAAAGTCGATATCTAAATCAAAATTAAGATATTCAAACTTAGCATTGAATGTTTTGAAGTCGGGAGTTACTGAACTATATGATAATTTAATTCCATCCTGTCCCTTTAAGATTGGTTTATTAAAAATTACAGAAGATACCATATATCCTTCATTATTAAGAAGTGTTAACCTAATTGGTTCTAACGTGTTCTTAGTATTATTATGATCTATATGAGTTAGATAACTAAGAGAGTTGTCTAAGAATATCCAATAATTTATAAATGCGTCAGCCATTTTAAATGTAATCGTAAATTCTCTTTTAAACAGATCTTCAATTGGTGTTGGGTCTTTATATCCTTGTTTCTTACCTAGTGTTCTAGTTTGGTTAACAATCGGAATGTCCCATCCTGGAAATTCAATTTGCTGAATAGTAGAAGACATAAACTCCTCAATAGTATCATATGGAAGTATTAAACTTTGATAATACTTCTTGTATTTTTCTTTAATTTCATCACCAAAAAAATTAGGTGGAAAGAGGACTACAAATCCATTATTTCTAGCATTTAAAATCATTATCTAGTTTTTTGTTTTTTATATGAATCATTTTTATCTCTTGCTTCTTTTCTATTGTCGTATGATCCAACTAATCTCTTTCCTATATACACATTCCACATATCTCCTTCGTGTCTCACGTCCTCATTGATAAACTGTAAATATGTTTGTATGTTTCTCTTCATTATTCTACTTCGGGTGCATCTCTATCAATATAACCATCCGCTATTGTAGTATTACTTCCTTGCGCTTTTTTAACAACATTAAATTGATCTATCACATTACCTTTATACATAGTAGATGAATCATCAAATGATGGATAATAAGTCTCTAATTCTACATTAAATGTTGTAGTTATATTTTGATCCGTATCATATGTGAAGTTGTATTTCTTATCATGGGTAATTGTTTCTGGAAATCTTAATTGTCCTGGGATTCTAATTCCTCGATATTGAAAATATGCAACCTCGTTTTTATAATAAAAATCAAATATTTTTTCTACAATCTTAAATGTTTTATTTAGGTTATCACTTTTTATTTGTATTTGAAATGCTAAATCCATAGGTAAAGTTTTTAATCTTGCGGAGTAAGCTTTCATAACCTTTCTATCATTAAGTTGCTCGATTTCTTCTTGTTTAAATGTTCCTCTCACAAATGGATTAGTTATGTCGCCACTCTTGATTGCAAAATTATTAAGTGTAACTATTCCTCTTGGAAGTTGATCGTAGTTTCCTTCAGCGAATTCAGGATACTTACAACCATCTGGCATATCTATGAAGAAATCTTGCATGAATCCTCCAGTTCCTGCGTTGTTATATAAAAACGGGACCTCATGTTTAGTTACAACGCCGTCTCTAACAAGATCTATTATTACTCTTCTATTGAGAACATCTAGGACCGCCAACGACGCATTTCTAAGAAAAACATCTTGTGTATTCTTATTAATTATATTATTATGATCTGATGTTTGCATATATTCTTATTTATTTAAAAAAACTCGTCTAACACTTCGTATGTTATGTTTGTAAAACCATCACCTATCCATCTCCACTTTTCATTTTTTACGCTAATAACGTTGTTAATTACTTTGTCCCAAACTTCAGGATTATGTTTAGCATAATATACTAGTGCAGATTTGACAGAGGTTTCATATCCCAGTTGTCCATGCAATGATGAAATTCGATATAAGGATATTCCGTCCATTACGGTAGACTTCCAAGTAGTCACCCATAACCCTTTAACTATTTTTAGATCCACTTTACTCATTTTTTCACGAATAAGTCTAACTAGTGATGTAATAGCCGGCTTAATACACTGAGTAAGCACATCGGTGTATACAGTTTCTAATTTAAAATTAGATGGATCGTCTATTAGTTTTCGATAGTGTATTATCCTCGCATTGTGATTAGCTAATAGTATTATTGGTTTAATAGTCTTTTTTATATAAGTTATATCGTCTGACGTAAGCTTAACATTCTTATTTGATAACAGTTTATCGATATCCTTTTCTATAAGCATATCCCAATCCCTTTTTTCAGACTCTGGGTTTCGCTTAAGCATTTCATGGTAGCTCATCTCTTTAAATTTATTAATATCTACTTTAGATTCAGACTCATTCAAGCTATGATAAGATAATATATGTTTCATTAATGTTACCTATTTTTTGCGATATATGGAAGGTTTTGTTGAGGTTTACAGTTATCGATTATTAATAACGTAGACTCATCTTTTAAATACTGTTGACTTAGTATAAAATCATGATCTTCTTCTCGCAACATTGTATTGAATAATCTTACGTTTGCTATCCACATATTTGAAGATGGAATATAATATTTTTCTCCTCTTAGATTAAAACCTAATTCAGGAATATCTTCTATGCTTTCAAATACTTTTATAAAATCATTGTGGTTTGTGATATCTGCAATATCCTCCTTTACGGAATATATATAAATTCCACACTGTTTAAATTCGTTAGATAGTGATACTGCAACTGCATACCATTCTCCACTGTTGAAATTAGAAATAGTATGTGTTTTAAGAGTTCCGTTAATTTGAACGGTTATTGTAAAATCTCCATTCTTAACATCTCCTACGTATTTAGCAAACTGTCCTGATATTTTAAGACCTAGTTGAGATTCATTATCGTATCCATTTAAGAATTGAACTGCATCACTTGCTGTATTTAAGTTAAACATTGAAGTGTATGATAGGTTACAATTTGATTCCTTATCGAAAATAGGTTCAGCATTATATATTATAGAGCTCTCTCTTATTTTAAAGCTAACTGTGTCTTTTCCATCCACATTTAATCCGTGCATTATATTCTTTTGTTTCTTATATGAAAGATCTGAATATGCTTCAATTCTAACGTATCTGCCTGAATCAGAACTTCCGTCATGATTTGGAATAGTATCAATCGGGCCTCTTACTCTAATAAATTTAGAATCACTCCCAAACACGTTTTTATCAGAAGTAATTAATTCGTTGTTTTTCCAAGATTTATATGGTCCTGAATCTTGATATGCGAGTATAACATCATAATCACTAGGGATCCCCTCATTTAAACTTGGCAGAGTTTCAACATTGATACTTTGGCTAGTAAGAACTGTGTCCTGTGTGATCTCATATGATGTAACCTGTGAAACTATTGCACTAAGATCATAGTAATTTTCAATAAGACTTGCATGATTAAAGTTATATTTCAAAGGTCTTATTCTTAGGTCTGGATGGATAGCACTTCTAGATGGATCGAATCTAGTACTTATTGTATTATACTGTTGAGGCATTGTAGCATCCGCCGTGTCATTCTCAACCTCATCTTTAAATAGTTCATCTGCAGACTGAATTACGTTATCTAGGAATGTCCTAGAATCATCAGTAAGTAGCATGTCGATGTTTGGATTGTATTTTTGTAGGTTAACTTTCCAATACGTTGCCTCCATCATAAATCCTCTGTGTAAATAACTTCCAGCGACTTCATACATTCGGTTTAACAGTGGAAAGTATAAAAAGTCCCGATGTCTAGGATGAGATCCTTTTCCGAATATGGATTGGAAATAATTATGATCTAAGTGAACCTCGAATGGAGATTGGAAATCAAGTCCAAATTCTGTATATTTAGGATCGTTACTCGGGAAAGAATTCTTAGGAACTAGAACCTTTACACATTTACGATCTACATTTTTAAATAGTGTCCATTCTTTAAATATAAAATCTCCGCTATTAGACTCTGGTACTGTTCTGAAGTAAACGACTTCGTGCCCAAACATTTTATTGGTGTAGAATGAAAGCTCTTTAAACATTCCGATTGCGCTATCAACCTGGTATGGTTTAAAACTAGGATCGGTGTTTACAATTAAGGTTGTGCACTTTTCATCTGAACATATTAAAACAGGAGCGTAAGTATTTGATATTGGATCAGTTGTTGAGAATCTCAACTTAACTTCATTTATTTCTATAATTCCACCGAGTTCGTCGTTGGTTCCGTTGTCGTATTCATATTTTAACTCAAAGTAGAATTCTTGATTGTCTTCTAATATAATATCATCAGCAGAACCTAAATTTCCAGGCTCAACGTTGTACCATAGTGACCAGTCTAATTTATTTCTTGAGTATCTAAAATATCTTTTTAAGTATGATAAGTCAAGCCCTGGAGAACTCAATATTATATCTTCAATCATTTCGGTTAATCCCGTAATATTGCTAACCGGATCATCAGTAGTAAATATTCTATAATTTTTGCTAAAGGTTAAAGAATTTTTATCTGGATTTATTAATAATTTCAACGTAATATTAGCCATCTGATTGAATTTTATACTTTTTATTATTTATTCACATTCGATTAAGTAAACTGAACTTCTTTTTTTCAGTAGAATAAATAATAAAAACAATTTACAAATTAAAAATGGGTGATACACATATATTAGATCCACTTTGGATAACAAAGGGAAGTAGCGGATTAGATCCAGAATATTCAAAATATATTCTGCTTGCTGCAAATAAAAAATATAGAGATAAACTAAATGAGGGAGATACTTCAGATTTTTATGAAATACTGTTTCACTCTCTTAATCTTAATAATCTTGCAGTCGAAGGAAGTATGTTTAATTTTAACATGACACCGGTATGGGACGATCCTAAGTTATTAGAGATAAGAGATCAGTTACGAGAAATATATCAATTACCAGACGATCTAGTTGAAATATTTAAAAACGCTAATTTCTTATTAACCGGCTTGATGTTAGATTATTTAGACGCTATGCTAGAATTAACTGATATAACTAAGTCGTATTTCGTAAACGGCTCGATTCACAGAGAGAAGGAAATATTTATAGTTCTAAATTCAGAAGGAAGTATGGAATATGACATTTGGAAATTGCGAGCGGATCGTAGGTTCAAGTTCGGACATAAACTGGCTCGAATTAAATCTATTGAATTAGAAGAACTCAAAGAGAATGCCCTGCATGATGCAATTGTAAAGGATGGAAATAAAGATCTATTAAACATGGACGCGGACGTAAACGTATTATTCGTGGTAATGGAAGATCAATTAGATGCTGAAAAATTAGCGTCAACCGTTGCATCTTCTTTAATATTCTCTAGGGGAATTACCGAAGGAATTAAGTATGAACCTAATATTTTATTAGAATTATACGATCTTCTTAGTAAAGAAAGAGTGCTTCCGTTTACAATGAGATCAATGATTTAATATTAGAGTCCAAGATGAGATTCTATCGCAGCTAATCTAGCCTCAAGATCTTCATTTTTAGCCTTAAGACCTTTATTTTCATTAATTAAATCCTTAATACCTTGGAACGATAATGGTATTAACTCATGATGAAGTAGCGCTTTCTTACCAATAGCTAAAGTGCTTGGATCGTGTTCAATTCCAAGTAAATCTGCTTCATTATTCTCAAATGATGTTTCTTCAATTATAAATGGGAATTGATCTTCAACTAATGATTCTACCTGTTGAGCTTTAAAACCTAAATGTTTCTTTTCTTTATTATCATCTAATTTCCAATTATATGTTATGATATCCATTTGTTCAATTAATGGAAGAACATTATTAACTATTTCCATGTTCTCTTTTAATCTAACATCAGATGCGGCTGCATAACTACGTCTAACTATTGCATTTTCATCACCTGGAAATCCCATAGTTAGTACATCAGGAGCAAAAGTACCACCGTCCATTCTAGTTCGTTTCATCGATAAAAAACTACGGCTACTAGAAGTCATAAACCCTTTTCCAAGTCTAATGCTTGTGTTCTTATCGGTATCCCATTCAGGGTCAGACTGACCCCAATTTTGCGTTTCAACCTCTATCTGGCCTTGGTATCCACCATTGGTTCCGATTTTAGTATTCTTCCCTGCGTAAGTATTAATTAATAAATCTCCGTCACTGTAAATTTGGCAGTATCCGCTTTCACCAACTAGTCGGTTCCCAGCTTGGAACGATTCGAAGTATCCCATTGATGCACCATTCCTCATTGTGAATCCAATCCTTTGGCAGATATCACTAGATGTATTCGCATTTGCACTAAGCATAAGCGCATCTAACTTACCAGTATAATGATCAAAACCAGATCCATATGCTCCTCCTGAACCTTTATCTGATGCTAATATTAAATCTGAATATGATCCATCAAAAACTATTCTTGATAATTTATGTGGAATATGAGCAGGTGTAGTATCAGAGGTTGTTCCATCTACCCATAGTCCACCATTTGAGTTTATTTTACAATCGAATCCAGCTTGTGCCGCAGTTGATCCAAGTATAAAATCGCCACTTACTAACAATCCGTTAACAGGAGCAGCATTAGTAGATCCTATTGAAGCGTTTCCGCCCACATAAAAGTCATTTGATGTATTACTAGTACTAGATACTATAAGTTTATTAGTAATTCGTACATCACCAGTGAAACCATTGATTTCAAATTCTGGAAAATTGGATAAAATGCTACCAGAATTTATTTTGAAGTTATTATTTGACGGTGATCCATCAATTCCAATTACAAATTCATCAGCAGGACCCATAAGTGAATTTCTAACAAACCTCATAGACGCATCTGAAGCAGCTCCACCTAATGGGTTTTCAACAACTAAAAGTGAACTAGTAATAGCAAGTCCGTCAAAAATATGTAACTTTGCATTAGTATCGGGAGTACTCGTCCCTATTCCAACTTGATCTGTTGCGTTAGTTAAGTGTACAACAGTTCCAGAATCAGTCCATCCTGGAGAAAGAGTATCCCATGATAAAAATCCAGCTGCATCTGATGTTAACACCTGTCCAGCTGAAGGTGCAGTAGATGGTAATGCATAATCTATATCACTTGCCCCAGTAGGATAAGATATAGAAGAATAGTTAGAAGAATTATCCGTGTATAATTTTATTTTGTTTCCGCCTTTAACATTAATATCTGCGGAACTACTAACTCCCTGTGTAGATATATTTCCAATTGTGTTAATTCCTCCCTGTCCAACGGTTATTGACTGTCCTACAAGTATAGAATTTCCAGTAGTTATATCCTTTTCTACATTTAATTTAGTTGAATGTATAGAGCCTATTCTTGCTGAATCAGTTTTAAATCCGTCTATTTCAATAGGTGTTAAATATTCAGATGTTCCATCTGTTTTATTTACGTAGATGTTATTGCCATTTACTATCATTCTAGATGCTGAAGAATCTCCTATGTCAGTCTTACTAACAATTGAAGGATTTTCAGTATCTCTAACATCTACCTTTATAATATGTGTATCAGTAGGAGCATGAGCAGATCCTGAGTTTCCGGTTGCTCCCAATATAATTAGTGAGCTTCCTATAACTTCTATGTCCATTGCTCTCATTTCCGGATCAGGGTCGTACTGTAGAGTATCTATAACAGAATAATCTTCAGTCTGTGGATTATATCTAAGCGTATATAGCGCATTTGCATGAATTGCAAATATATGTCCTCCGGAAACTGCGACTGCACCAAATTTATTAAACTGAACTAAATCATTGCTCGCAGATTCAGTTACATTGTCAGTGCTTGTTAACAAATCGAAAATCTCGAAATTTCCGAAAATAAATCCACCAGATTCATTTAGATCTTGGGTTATTATCTTTAATTTCCAACCTGGGAATTCCACATCGGTACTAGGGTCGTCGAATTCAATAGCTAGAGATACTGAGTGGTTATTATAAACATCTAAATCTAAAAAGTGTGTTCTTGGGTAGCTCTTATATGATGATATATCTGGCGAACTTGGATCAGTAATATCTACTAATACAGCGTGTCCCGTTTCTCCAAATTGAGAATCGGCGGCTGGCACAGAATCACCCCAATCTCTAAGATGGTTTGTTACAACTAATACTTTATCTCCTACTGCTTTTATTCTGTATGCACCGTCTAACTTATTATCTGTTGAGTCTCCTCCTATATATCCATATGCGCTCCAATCGGGTCCATTTTCAAAGTTAGCGTTAACCGTTTGTAAGTTTGATTGTGATGCATTGCTACCTGGATTATCGTCATGAAATCCTCTCTGTTGATTGGTAATTGTGACTAGAATATTTCCTGATGCCACCATATCAACTGCAGCAGTACCTGGTAATGTAGTTTCAGACGAATTATTCGATTGACCGTTAAATTTTTCTCTAGAAATATTAGTTGGCGCATTTGGATTAGTTATATCAGTTATGTAATAACTACCGGGAAGTGTAGTAATTGATATGTCTCTATTTGAGGGCCAACTACCAAATGTTCCAATCGATTGATATAAATAATTTCCAGATATAGCAAAAGCTGCGTTTCCATAAGTTTCAACACTAAGTGGTATAGCAGTAGCGCCGTAAGCATCTATTGATGTCTTAATATCTCCTACACTAGTTCCAAGCTGTTCTATATTTCCATTGTCTTGATATAAATTAGAGTCTACCATTACTCCAGTAACCGTTGAGTTATCTGATGCTAGAACTAGATAGTTTCTTCCGTCTATATCACTGATTGCGTTATCAAAATTTTCTCCGATACCTATACCTGCGTCTCCTGCTCCATCAACGTTAAAGTTAATACCGTCGAATTCAACGTAGGACTTTGCATTTTCATTGTGTGAGTATCTTGATCCAATTTGAACAAATCCTTCCTTTTTAACAGAAGGTGACGCTAAAAATTTAGTGAATTGAAAATCAAATATCCCATTGTGTCCAATTTCAGAAATTGGGTCTGTTTCAGTTTTAGTCAATGAAAATACTGCGTTAAATAACTTTTCAGTTGTTCCATCTATTACTTGATGTCGTATTTTAAAATTTTCAGTAAGGGTAGAAAGTTTAAAATCTGACGAACTGCCATAATCATATAGCGACCCTAGTTCAATGTGATATCTATTATCAATTGAAGACGATGCGTCAACATAGATTTTATGAAGTGCATTATAGTAGTCGTTAGTTTGACCGGTAGATAAGTCATCCAGTATATCTATTACTGTTCCTTGTACGGTTTCATTAAAGTTATTAAGAAATAAAACGTCATTGTTGCTTACACCAGATCCTAAGCTATCTTCCTGTTGGTCAATTACAGTGTTTCCTCTATTAGGAAACATAATGAATCTATTGTCCTGAGGAGATCCTTCTCCAAATCCTCTAACAAACGTAGATCCTGATGATGCTAAATAGTTATTTACAATTCCGCCTAAATCAATTAAAACATTCCATGTGTCGGACACTAAATCATATTGCCAGATTTGACTGTTGTCCGACAATACATAAAAATCCTCATCAAGTAGGCCCGGGAAAGTTAAAAGGTTTGGATCAGAGTTTCCTACAAACCACTGATTTCCCTTTTCTCCTTTTTCTCCTTGTACTCCAGACGGGCCAAGTGAACCTGTTCCTCCGGTTAATCCTTTTGCACCTTCTAGTCCAATTCCAAGTGACAATAGTTTGTTGAAGTTAAAATTTAACTTGTCAACTGATATTTCCTGTGAGTCGCTTCCGAAAAGCTCCTTTAAATTTATTCTTACTGGCATTTGTTATATAAATTTAATTTTTATTTTAGGACTTACTAATGTTCCTGAATTTACAGCTTTCGCTATTTTGAAGGTTAATGTAAATCTATCTAGTTTATTTATCTCAGTGTTACGATTTAGTTTATATCCCTGTTCGAACCTTTCCGTATCGTTTAAAAATTCGAATTCTATTTTATTTTGATTTGATCTAGTTGATCCTTCGTCTAGGGTCTTATCTTCTTTTGAGTAAAATTCAATTTCTGTAATCTCGTACAGTTTTGTTATATTTAGTTTTATATATTCCTTTACATAATCTTCAATTGTTTCAAAATTTCCGATATATTTAGGATCTACCTTTAGGAATTCTACGAATTTTGCAGAAATTCCGTCGCTTAATAGATATGATGTTATCGCGTTTGTTAGATTTACTTTACCAAATATATTATTGTCGTTTTCTTGGTAAACAATTTCGTAATTATCTAAATTAATAGATTCTACGCTATCTACAAGGTCTATAGAATATTTCTCAATTTCAATATCACTTCTAAGAGATATTATTTTAGATATAAACGAATTATCTTCTTCTATTCTTAGAGTACCAGACACGGGTTTTTTATCGGTTTTAGTTAAATAATCATAGTGAAATCCAAAATCCCAATTAGACATAAATAAGTCATAGTCTGATCTTCCTATTGCAATTTCACCTGTTGTTTCATATTTTGGCTCAAATTCTTCATCATTTTCTAGATCTAGTATTTTAGTATCTGATATTTTAATATGGCTGAAGTTAGATATTTTTAAAAATGAATCTATTTCTATGTTAAATTGAGTATTACTTAAGTCTAATGATTTGATATCATTCTTTGAAAACTTAAACTTAGAATTAAATGTAAAAACGTCTTTAAATAGTGGAACAAAACCTCCGTCATATCTATTAATCTCGTAATCATTATCAAGAGATGATCGCTCATATGTAAATCCTATTACATTTTTAAAGGATAAATTAGATGGTTTATCCGTGTCTATTTGAGTTATAACTGCATCTTCCTTAGTAACATTCACATTATCTGGAATCTCAGCGTACCAATTGGACGCCGTAGTAGAAATAGTGGACCCATCATATGAATAAGTCTCATATTCTATGAATGGGTCCAGTTTGTTCGTAATATCTTTAAATTTACCAAATGATAGTTTTTCAAATAGCGTCTCGAAATATAATTCTCCTCCTGCTAGTACCTTAAAGGTAAAGTTATTAGAGACTTGGGAATCTTGTATAGTGGTTGGTATATATGAAATAAGAGATCCAGTTTCGTCTATTAGGCCATATGCATCTCCGATAGTTAACGTGCCGTAATCAGTGTATGTTACTGAATTATCAGATGCAAATATAACATTATTATCATTTATAGGAGTTAATCCATCTATTAAATCTACAATTCTATCTTCGTCTATAGTTGAATCATATCCAATAACAAATGTCGTGCTGTTAGGGAAATTAATCTCATCTTTTAAGTTGGACGGGTAATTAGGAATGTTTACATTAGATATTTCATCTAGATTAAAGTCTCCATTAAATGCTCCAGTTTTAAGACTTAGTTTGGTACTTAATTTTATAGTTGAAAAATTATCGCTAAGCTGATTAAATTTTTTATTTTTAAGTGAGTATAATAGGGTGTGAGTTAAATTAGATATGTTATTATTATCAAATTTTATTCTATAATCTCCATTTATTGAGTCATATACAATATCACTAGTTCCAGGAACGATATCTAGAAAATTAATTATTTTTTGTGGTATATCAGTTGATGAATTAGTTATATTATCGTATTGTTCTAAATCAACCGGAGAAGATAATGGTCCAAGATGTTCTCTGCTCCAATAATCATTCAACTCTCCTTGGTGTCCTATGCTAACCTCAATTAACAGTATCACAAATTTAAAATCTTCGTGCTCTATAAATCTATATCTGATAGGAGGAGTGGTATCATCATTAATTGATTCCTTAATTGGCTTAAGCAAGGTAGTGAATTTATATCCCTCATACTTATTAGAATTTATATTAAACTCAGGCTTTCCTGCGGAATTTAAATTATCTGCATCTATATAATCTTTAAACTGTATTTTGAATCCTTTAAAAAACGTCTCATATATTCCTAGTGAGTTCTTACGTATTGGAGAGTATCTAGTTTGTGTACTACCTACTTCATTTCCTCCAAATTCAGGATTGTATGTGAAGTAGTCTATAAAATAACCATCTTCGGTGAGTGCTCTGTTTAAATCAAATGATTTTGGAAAATACGAGTAATTTAATTTTACTATTTGTTCATCGCTTGTATACCTAAATTTAGATTCAATATAGAACCACTCGTGAGTAAAGTTTGCAGGGTTTTGTGAATTATCTTCATGGTCAGGAGCAAAATTATTAAATCCAAAAACTAGCTCGGTGTTTAGTCGGTATGGATTGCTTCTACAATCTAGTCCGTCTGGATATACCCATTTAGTTATGTACGGTAAAATCTTAGATCTTAGGGCAAAATCTTTAACGTTGTTTTCTTTATAGAAATCATATTCAGAGTTTGCTATTCCATTTAAATATCTGTCTCTCCTAGAGTATAGCATAAACGGCTGGTTTATCTCGTCAACTGTTGTTAGATTAGGATCCCCTTCTGTAACTTCTGGAACAACTCTATCAGGATCTTTTAATAAGAAAAACCCTGGAAATTCGGTTAATTCATTGTTTTGATCATCTACTGGGGAATCCCAATAATTAAAACCTGGAATTGAATCCTCTCCTTTTGCTTCTATAATAACGTCTCCTGAAACTAAGACGTATTCATATGGACCATCTGTCCCAGGGGGAACTGTATATGAAGTCGGAGCAACAACAGTTACTCCATTTATCAATATTGTTCCATTTCCATATATGTCATATGTAGTGTCGTTATATAATTCCTTAACGTTAGGAGGAAAGTAATAATGTTCATATAAATCAACTTGAGGAAAGTTTAGATATTCACTTGAGTAAAAATCAAAGTCAAAATCTTTAATTGGAAAAAATGATAACAATCCAAACGACGGGCGATGTTTTAATACCATTGTAAAATCTCCTTCCTCGGTTTTAGGAATAGACTGCCGATCGAGAACAACCGACATTTTATCAAAGAATAGTTCAATAGCGTTCTTTCTCTCAAGTGCAGTATTAATGTTTGCTTCGTTAATAGGATCTATAAATTTTGAAATCTTTTTAATTTTAGACCATCCATCCTTTGTTTTAACTAAAATATCTTCTAATCTAGAGTTTAATTTATTAAAGTGGGAATAATCAATTATTAATCTGTTTCCAACCTCTCGACTTCCTCCTTCAAATTTAATATTGGATCCAATTAGTTCAGTTCCGGTTATGTCGTTTATTATTACTCCCGAGTAATCTAATAATTGCGAAGTAAATTCTATTGAATAATCGGAGTCATAGTCCCCAGCGACGTTGCATCGTATGAATACATACTCATTATATACATATGCTTTAAAGCTTGCTCGTCTAATATTATTGATGCATCCAGCTAGCGATTTTGCTTGTTCAAGATCCGAACCATTTGCGTTGAAATAGAAGGTATCGTTTCCATTTACATTATCGATATCATGGAAGAAATAGAAATCTGAAGGATTAGGTACCTCACTATATCCAATAACTGATTCAATCAATTCATATTTTCCATTTGAGTCTGATCTAGTACCATTAGGGTGATATATTTTAAACGAGTCTAAATGATTTATATTTTCTATTTTAATATACGAGTGTGAAAATCCTCTGTCATTATCGGGACTTCCCTTGTCCTGTATAAAAAGTTTTCCAGGACCAAACATATCTCCTAATTCTAATTTAGTATCAGATATTCTAATCTTTCCACTTAATAGTTCATCTCCTTCTTTGTAATCAATAGAATATGGATTATCTAGTTTGATCATGTGAATATTATCATTTCTATCCGTGAGATAATTAAAGAACATGTTATTCTTATCATTAAATATATTTTCAAAATCTGATAGGTATACGTCTAAATTAGTTACCGGCAGTATAACTCCATTTGGGTTAGATTGATCTGCGTTTACATCTTCATATTCAAAGTATTCCTTTCTGAATCTAGGGGTATTTTCCCAAATTCCTCGTTCTTTATATCCTCTATCTAAATCGATATCACACTTAGATAACTCAATTGCATTTACATACATTCCGACATATCTATTAAAGTCATATACTTCTGATGTGTCATCGTCAAATATAAATTCTAAATTCAATATATTAGGAAATATTACTCCGTTTCTTTCAAACCCTAGAGTAATAAATTCTTCGAAATATTTTAGTGGATTTGACTCTTTATAGAAATCATATAAATTTTCTCCCCTTGACCCAAACACTCCAGAGTTATATAGTATTCCGTTAAAATTAGTGGGATTGTTTTCATCAAATGAAACATCCAGTGGAGTAATAGGAAAAGCATCATTATTAATATGGTTTCTTAGGAATGATCCAACCTTAGTAGTTTGTCTTAAATCGAAAGTTTTTATAATGCTTGACTTCTTAAATAGATCTTTTATATAAGTTTCTTTATCATATGGATATGACTCTTCCATTTTATTAATAGGAAGATTTAGTGGATCATTTATTTTAAATATCACAAAATATTCTGGTACTTCTTCCTTTAAGTAAATAGGAGCGAAATAGGATAGCCTTTCTTCATATCTTCGGCTCGGCAAATAATTTACTCCGCTAAAGTACTTATCAAAATCATATTGGTCTTTAAAATCAGTAGACGTTCTAGTAGAATCAAATGATTCTGACATCTCGAACACGATCTCACTTGGTGTATTTCCATTGTCAAAGAAGTTTAACATATTTCCAGGTAAAGATATACTTGGGTCGATTGGAACTCTTTTGTAGATAGACTTAGATAACTCCTCGTTTGCATTAATAGAATTAAGCCACATCATATCATTAGAATCAACAGTTAGCTTAACATTACCTGTTAGCTTAGGGTTTGTTCTAATTATCTGAAAACTTGACTCATCCTGAAGTATTTGTTTAAAATCTATTGTCTTTGTCATCTATTAAAATTTTACTGGAATAGCTCCCCTAGATGGCACAATTGGTGAATCTAGTGTAGTTTCCTTTTTATACTGAGTTGATACATCAATATCAAAAGAGAAAGGTATGTCTTCTTTAATAAAAATGTCTATTCCAATTTTCTTTGAGTATTTTATGTTGTTTAACTTTGAATCAGGTCTAAATCCTCCAACATATGATAGCTTATCTGAACATCTATATTGAAATAGAACCGGAATATTTACGGAGTTTTCAGATCCTAACTGTATTTTCTTAGCAGATAGAGCAGGGTGATTTCCCTCTACTGAAATATCCTCGTAACTATTTGGAAACATATATAAGTATGCTCCACATGTAAATTTTCCCATTAAATATTCATCGTTTGGAGAAAATCCTAATTTTATTGGAAAATCATTGTTAGTTGATGCTATTGCACTTAATGCAACACCAGCAGTCTCTCTATTTGCTTGAATATATGATTCATTTCCAAGAATCCCGGTTTTTTCATTAACCGATGTTTCAAAGAAGGGTGCATGTGCAAATTTTAAATAGTCTTGAGGGGTTCCGACTGCAGAATCATAATTTGCAAGAGCAATCCACCTCTCAATATTGTTTGTATTTATATTTATATTATTAGAAAGTCCTTGAATATCCGGATGATCTTTATGTATACAAAATTCGTTAAGATATCCATTTCCAAGTGGTGTTGCGGTTGCGTCAGTAGATCCTGACCATACGTTAGTAGCAGTTATCCAATTTGTCCCAGTTGGTCCAATTGCCATTCCTGGCCTAAATGGTACGTACATGTTTCCTTGTATTGGAACATTCTCATCTGCTCCAGTTATAGGGTGAGTTATTGAAACTCCATCATATCCACTTGTGTAATTAACCGGACCCGTTTGATATGATGTTCCTCCCAACGGATAAAAGTCATATAAATTAGAAGATAGTCCGTAATTTAGGTATCTTGAATGTATATATTGACTATTTACTTGCTGAGATTGGTTACCAGGAGGATGTACAAAGTCTCCCTTTTCTCCCTCTGCTGCCGCGTTGACTGACAGTGGAACTAGATCATATCTTCTATTATTATGATAGTCAGAAGCAGGGTTAGCTATTGGATCTGAATCAATAACAGGTTGTTCAATACCACCTTTTAGTAGAGTAATTAGTTCAAGCTGAGTTGCTGAAGTATTTTCTATTTGAATAGCATATTGTTTGGTAATTATTCTACCGTCATTATATACAACAGATGTTCCAGATGTGTCTTTAATTTGGTCTCTATAATATCCTGCAAATAGTTTAAGTGTATCTCCGTTTTTAACTTCTGATACATTTCCTTGATCATCAATTACAGATACTTTAATAACTCCAGTATCAATAGATAGTGCTTGCTCTAAGGATTTGATGGTTGTTTGTAGAGTAGTAAGTTTTTCAAATAAATCTATTATGTTTCCTTCGGATGTAAAAAATCCAGAAGCAATGTCTTTAGATTGGTGGGCAAAAAATCTTTCACCGGTTGTAAACTGATTTCCTAAATGTAAATCTAAACCTCTTGATGTAAGTTCATCTTCAAAGTCCAATCTTGCTTCTTCTGAAAATAATCGTTGCGAAATAACGGTGGCTTCTTCTGCTGACAGTATTTCTTCTGGAAATGCGACTTGAACTGACTCGGACCATTCTGATTCTACAGCGTTATCTGGCCATCCTGCTTCACATAGCGACTTTACTTGAATTTCAATATTTTCTCCTTTACGTATTGATATGTCTAATTGATTAGCATTTACTTCCTCAGATGAAGATAAATCCTCAGTTGACCATTCATAAAGTCCAGTGGTTTCATTGAGTTCCCTTGTTCTAGATTTACTTAGTACTTCAGTCCATGGTGAGAATAGTGCAATTGATTCAGTTTGATCCCCTTGTTTTATCTTACTTTGAGTTGCGTTAGGAGCAGTTCCTTTTTTGGATAAGTATCTATATCTAATTTTGAATTGTACAACCTCCTGAGTTCCAAACGTACTATCTTTAGCGTCAGGCATTGGCCAAAATCCTCTTACTTTATATTTAGGTTTTCTGTTAAATGCGGGAGTTGTGCTTAATTTAGTAGTTAAACCTCTAACGGTAGAGCTTAATTGAGACTGAAGAGTTGCCTTTTCTTTTATTGAAGACGTGATCTTCTTTTCGATTCTGCTTTTCTCGGATTTAGATTTTTGGGTGTCATTTAATTTAGCCTTAAGATCATCAATTTTTTTAAGGTTCTCCTTTACTCTGACTTTAAGGTTTTCTTTCTCAGCGATTTGATTAGTTATTTCATTAGCATCCTCATCTTCTTTGATGTGCTTATCTATTTGTATTACTTTAAAGTTTGAAACGTCAATAAGTGGAGCATCGGGTTCCTCTGCTACAATAGCAGGGAGTTTCTTTTCTTTAGCTGCGCTTAGTAATATCATCCCGAAATCTGCTACAAAATTATTATAGTATTGTTCTAATGTAGATTCACTTTCGTCTTCTAATGTAATAGTTAACTCATTTGAAAAAACTCCAAATCCTTTTGAATAATCATCAATGGTTAAGTTTTGAGCTTTACTAATTGGTCTTATAAATATAATTTCTCTTTCGTTATATCCTACATTTATCTGTAGATTTCCGTCTCTATACTTGACAGGTTTCATTCTTAAAACATCTGCACCGATTGTTATTGGTTCAAGGCCGAATGTTCGTTCAAGAACAACCTCAGTATCAGTCTTATTAACCGATATAACTTTATATTCTGAATCTTCATCAGTTAATAATACATCTCCTTCAGAAAGATTTTTTGAGTTTTGTTGCTGATCTAATATATCAGTGTACCTTAGCGTGCTTAACTTATATCTTCTTCTTGGTATAGTAACTGTTTCTCCGGTTGAAGAAAGTGTTTGATTTACTTCTTCTTCCATTATTCTTAGGATATCAAACGATCCTTTAAACCTATTAACTGGAATTGGCATAGGAACTATATTGTCATCTTCAAAGTAATCAATTCCCTGTTCTTCTAAGGTAGATCTGGCTTCATCTAAGTCAACATCATTGTTATTTAAATATGTTTCGTTGAAAAATGAAAGTTCATCGTCATCAACGGAATTTATTATAAGTCTCTTTACTGAAAATTGGTCAATATCATCAGTTAATACGGATTGTACATTAACGCTTACAAATAGTAAAGGATTTAGAAATGATTCAAAAAACCAATTATTTTTAACTCCAAATGATGTCGGAATGTCTACACTTGTTGATGCAACTGTTTCTAGTTCTTGGATAAGCTTAGACACTTTCTTCATTTCAAATTTACGAACATCTCCATTCGCTGATCTAATACCAATAACGTCGTCATTCGCTGATATTAAAGTTTCAAAATTAGTGTTTACATTGTCTATCTTGCTCTTTAGATATCCAAAAGAAGGAACATTAATGTTCTTAGTGCTTCCGTCATCTAATGTTTGAGTAAGTGTTACGTTCTCTGATTTAGACTCTAACATTGTATTTAGATTCAACAGGAATGAATTCATATTGTCTACATCTACAACTAATCTTGCTAATAAAGCCTCTATTGTGTTTTTAGTTTCAGCCATTATATTATCGTATTTTGTCTATTTTAAATTCCAGAGTATTCGGGTTGATACATATAATCTCAAATATTGGTCTGTTTCCAGAAGGGTCAAAATCTAAATCATTGAGTACTCCTATTGTTGTACCGTATACTCCGTTTCCAGTTTTGTTAATTGAATCGGTTTTTATCTTAATATCATATATATCGAGATTAATTTCATCCTCAATTACTAGCTTAAGAGTTTGACCTTTTTTCCAAGCTGAGTCTTCATCATTTATAAATATCTCTAAATCTCTAATTAAAACTATTGTATCATTATTGTTTTCATGTCTTATGTAATTAGAATAGTCACCTAGTTCAATTACATTGTTATTGAATATATTGATAATTGAAGTATTAGATACATTATAGTTTTGGTTTATGTTTTCGATCTTTACTCGATTTGGGGTTCTTTTGTCTAGCTTAATACCCGTTCCGGATTTTAATACATCAGTATTATATGTTATTTCTATGTTTGCATCCCCATTTGTGATATCTACTACTTTTTCGTTTACATTTTCAATCATTCTGACAATTTCACCAGTACTGTTAAAAACTGCTTGGTTTTCTATTAATGATTTTTCTAGATTAGTTATTCGGATATCTAGTTCATTTTTATCTTCGCTGTTTACAAGAGTGTCCTTTAGTGATTCTACATCTTGAGAAAGTTGTTGGAGTTCTAATAGCTTATCATTTAACCTAGTTTGAATTAATTTAAATTCAGTTAGTACATCAGTAAATAAGTCAAGTGAGAATGTTGAGTAATCATTTATTGATTTTTCAACAAATACATTTTCAATAGACGTATCTAGCTTTAGATTCATCTTGTGAGAGAATGAATTACCGTTTGTTTTGTTAAGCGGATCAGGTTTATATTTTGTAATATACGGAATTTCAAATTCAAGACCGGATTGCTCAATTTTATCTAAAAACAATATTCCATACAAATTAGTTGTAAACGATAATGGATTCCCGTCCGCGTCTAGATTGTTAGCGTCATATGTATCATAATAAATTAGAATAGCATTATATTGAAAATCCGTATTTGCTATGTAATCGTTGAATTGTGAAAATACCTTAATATTTGGATTTTCGGAAGCTAATTTGTAATTATCTAAATTAAAATCTAAGGATATCCCATCTAGCTTAGTTCTTGAATACTCGACCGATGTTAATCCTAAAGTTTTAGTAATCCAATCTGTATCCGCTATATTATATTCTCCTAGTGTATTATCTGTATAGTACGAGTTATTTATTGTGTGACTAAACCAGTTTCCAGGTGTAGTTGTTCCTCCGAACGTATCAGATACTTCTGAATAAACGCTTGCGTCGTCTAGATCATAGTATGCCTTTACTGATAATCCAAACGGATGAGTTTCATCATAATGTCTACCTGATAAGTATTCAATATCTAATGGATCTTTTGCATTATTCGAAATTGTCATGTTAGGATAATAGTTATCATCCTTAATTGACTCAAATAATACATGGGTTGTGCTTCCAACATTAGTTGGTATGTGAATATAAACTTCGGTATATGAATTTTCAGTAGATTTTACTGTATTAACAACATCAATATCTCCTATGTATTGAACTACTTTGTTGTATGTTCCAGATGATGTTTGTTCTTCTACAAATCTCTTGTCAGTTCCTACTGAATCTATATTCTTTTCTACTGAGTTTGCATCTCTGAATCTAATACCACCAGCCTCCTTTAACCATTTCCAAAACACTCTTTCGGATACGGTTCGTTCAGCTTCTCTTTTATATTGAGGTCTACTTAGTAGCAAAGTTTCCATATTCAGAGCGTAACTCTGAAAACTTTGTGCTAGATTAACATTTTGATCTGTATTTACTCCTTCATTTAGAAATGACTCACCTTGTGCTAAAAACTGAAATTTATTGTCAGTCTCTAAACTATCAGGAGTTCCAAACTCAGGAATTCTAAGAAGAGCAAATTTAGAATACCTAACATCATTAGTGCCATTAGCGACCTTTAAGTCAATATCCTCTAACGCGCTCTGAAATGTATATAAAATACCTTTCTTATTCTGAATTGGTTTTAATAATGGTGTAACCGCCATTTCTAATTTTTATTATTTTTAATATATCTCAAGTCCTACCATATTAGTAATAATGAGTCTGTCATTAGTGTCAGTGTCAACTATATAATTAAAGGTAGCGTTGTGTCCATATTCAAGTAATGCTTGACTTTTAAACATAGCATCTAAATTATGATTAACTGCTAACTTTTGGCCCTCTGCAACTAGACCGTGGTGCATTATAATTGTGCCCGTTGTATTTTGATTAGTTCCTGGATCAATTGATACTGGGGGTGGAGTTGATTCCAAATTTATATTTGAAATAATACTAGATCCTCCTGAATTTTCAATTACATCTACTATATGAATAGTGAATGTAGTATTTGCAGCAGGGGGATTTGATGCATCAAAATCAACTATTAATGGGAATCCTAATATTGTTCCATTAAATCCGGTTCCTGTCCATACTTGAGTAGGTCCAACCGTTGTCTCGGCTTCAAGTGTAACGTAAATATTTTTATTAGATGTACTAGTTAATGTAATAGTTCCGGTTGCATACTCGTTATATATACCAGCTGATTGTCTTTGCATTGTTACTGATACCGTCTCCTTTGATTCAACTATAGATTCATTATATTGCAGTTTATTAGAAATAGTGGTAGGTCCGCTAAGAGTTGCAGAGTTGGTAGTTACAATATCATTAACTTCAGCACTGTTTGCTTGTATATCTAAATCTACAGTTAAGTGATCTACATTTAATACGGATTCATCTGATCCGTTTTTAGATAATCTAGAAATTATCTGATTTGGAATTCCAGTTTGGAATACAAATCCTCCATCTTGTATAATGATATCCGCTGTGCGAAGGTTATTTATTGGATTGTCTGCTCCAATTGAGAGTGTGTTGGTATCAACCTCAAAATTATTTAAAAAGTCTTCTAACTTATCCTTCAATAGGAGCACGTTAGAGTTGTGAATTTGTGCAATATCAACAACGAAGTCGGTTTGCAATATTTCTTGAATCGGTAGATCTACTGGTGTAAACGCCATTTTAATAGAATTATTTTATTTTATTTATCGATTTGATTGTTTTAGTTTAAGAGTTTAAGTTTTCTTCTATTCAATCTAGTCTCTATGTTTTTTATATAGTTTTCCTTAGCCATAACTGTTACCATCTGATTAATTTCGTTTAGGTAAACGTTTCCTCGGTTGTCATGTATTTCTACATGTATTGTAAATCTTCCAAGATCTTTGAATTTCCAAACAAAGAATGGAACAGATCTAACTTTTACTTTTTCACCAGTGTCAATATCAGTTAGTGTCCATATATATTCTAGTTTTCCGTCTATATTATTAACTGCAAAGAACATGGTTGTGTTCTCTGGAATATTGAATGATGATTCAAATACTTTTATATCATTTATATTGAAAGAGTTTTGATCTATGACAGTTGGAAGATATCCTATTTGTTTATTATTTTCAAATTTCCAATACTGTTTGTCTACCCAAAAGCTAGGATCCTGTACTGCTCCACTTACTATATCCGATGTTTTTGCTAATAAAAACATAGTTTCTTCGTCAAGCATAGGATATGTAGATTTAAGGTAATTGACTAACCTACTTGAATATATTTCTCGTGGTAAAAAGAATGTATATTTATCAACATCGGATAACCCGGATCCAGGGCTAGATGTTCTAGGAGAGGGACTTCCTGAATTAATACCATCGTCCATTAGTATATGATACATTTCCTTGCTTAGATATTCCGCTTGAGCATGTATAACATATTGGTTATCTGATTTTCTACCTTCTATTATCTCATAGTTAAACAGTTGTATTCCCGGGTGTTCACTAGCATTCAATATATCTATTAATTCTTCATTTGTATTAAAATTTGGTATTACATAGGGACTGAATAGTGAAATCTGAATAGTTTTTCCAGGTCTAGGGTCTCTTAGATAAAATCCTGCATTAAAATCATCTACATATACTAAATCTGAAAGTCTCATAAAAAATAGAGACTTCATTGTCATATCGTCAAAATCCTGAAGTGTTAGTGGCTCGTTTGATTCACCGAGTCCCCAGTATAATTTTTTAGGATGATTTTGAGAAGGGTCATTATATGGGACATATGTAGCAGAGCTTTCATTATATAACTCAACGTCATACATACTTTGTCCCATTCCATATCGATTTTTATAGAACCATGTAAATTCAAGTAGCTGTTTATCTATATCTACTTCACTTATTGCAGCCTCATTATCTAATACATTTATCTTAGGAAAATATTGCGGACTTGTTCCAAAATCCTTTAACTGTATATTTTTTAAATTATCAAGTTGGTAGTTGAATTTATCTTCTAATCTAGTTATTCCTACTATTTGAGCAACTTGATCACTTTGAACTGTTATAAATTTACTATACGCATTTGAATTTCCGTAAAAATCATGCAGTTCGACAGTTAGTCGGTAAGTTCCATGAAACGGTAAAAAATGTGGAAGTTGCCATAGGTCTTCAATTTTTCCTCTATATTCGAATGAGTATGGATTCGGGGCATCCTTTTGAATTCTCCAGGTAATTTCATAGAAGTTTTTAAAGTCTATATTTCCTAGGGTATAGTGTGGGTCATATGATCCTATTGAGTCTAGATCTTCAAATGTGACTCCCTTAAGGGTTTGCATTGTAAATTTCTCATTATGTACATTAAAAATACAAGCAGCTCCGATAATTCTTTCTGGGTCATCTCCATCTTCCCATTTCATTCTAGCTCCAATATCAGGAAACTGTTGATCTTTAATTTCTTTGTAAAAGTCCTTAATATACTTTACCATTTCTGGTATCTGATCTGCTGTATAATATTGATTGTAATCAAACGGATTATAAACTCCTGGATTAAGAATAGTTGTTCCAAAATCTCCACCATTAGGATGCTCTTTTCTTAACAAAGGATTAAGAGACCTAATCTTAAAATCTACACTATCATCAGGATATGATTGAAGTTCTGAGTATTCGTTAAGGTTAGTATCTAGTATATTTGTCTCATCTGACCAAAATTTTATTGTAATTTTTTGAAAATATATAAACTCCCCTATTATATCTTTTATTTTTACATTAATTGGTAAAAATTCATTTTTAGCTTTATCTTTTAGTCTGTTTAATTTATAAAATATTTCATCAACCGTAAAATCAGTGGTTTCAACTATTTCTGGAATTCCATCGTCGTCAAATTCATCAGTAGCTTTGGTAAACTGATATACTAATGCTAAGCACTCGGTTTTTCTAAATTGATTTCCGTGCTTAATTCTTTTGTTCTTATCCAGAATGTTCATGTTATCGATTTTACCGTCATCTAAATAGTCAGTAATATCTACCATGAATTGCTTATTATAATATGGAGAATTATTATTAATATTTAACCAGTACTCCTTTATTCCAAGAACGTCTTTATATCCTAATAGATTTACAAAGTTATTAAGACCTTTATATGTTCCTATATAAGGGTATACTTGGTCTTTATTTACTAATAAATTCTTGCGTGCTAAGTTTAATTGAGTCCAGTCAGGATATGCTTCTTTTATATCATATTCCTTTAAAATATTGGCGTCTTCTCTATTGAATTTAATTCCAAAGTTTTTAGCCCATACTCCAAATCTTTCATCTTCATTAACTCCTTCTCCATAGAATTTAATTTCAGCTATTTTAGTTTTTAAATTAGGACTAGTCGCATCTAAAATATACATGCACAGAGTTCTTTCATATTTTACTTCTTCAGTAGGATTAAATGCGATATTTAATTGAAGTGGTAATTTGATATCAATAGAAGACCCTCCTGAAACTGGAATTAGATCATCATATGATACCTCTACTGATTCTTTCTTGTTTATAAAATAATTATTAAGATCATAATCCTTTTCAACCTCATATAACATGAGCTCATTTTCAATCTCGTTATTTAACCATTCGAATTTAATAGACGTTCCAGGATCTATTATTGGGAACTTGTAGGTGCCTGAACTATCTTCTAATATGAAAAGATTTTCATTGTCGTATAGAAATGTTGAAATCTCTTTGAAGAATATAATACCCTCCCAACAAGATTTCTCCGCATTCCAATCTAGATTTAAGTTCTTTCCGAACTTATCGTAGAAGTTTAGATTCTGGATTACCATTATATATTGCTTTAGTTTGTATTATTTATCATTAAATGCTGTAAATAGCTCCGTCACCTGTTGTACTTAAAGATATAAAATCTAGAGGCTCATCATCCTGTAGTCCGGTTTTCTTATGTATTGCTTTCCACTGTTTAGCGTACCCATTTTTGCATACCTGAGTAAAATAAGCAAATGCGTTTGGATTTTCAGATTTAGCTGGATCAAATCCCCTCCAGTATTTAAGACAGTCTAACAGTGCAGACTGAATACAGTCTTCTCTGTCTCTATAATCTTCATAATACATTTTATTAACTGCTCTGTTAGCCAGTGCTATAAAACAAGAAATAGCGAATTTAGATAGCTCGTCATTGTTTTTGCATTCTATTATCGAGGCAGTAAATTCTTTATTATTTACATAATGCTTGTCGCCTCTCTTCTTTCGTTTCTTTGGTTCCATCCATATTGGATTATTTTTGGTTTAGTATACTGTGTATCTTAGTTACTCCTAAATACGCATCTATCATGTCCATTATGGGCGAAACGATGTCTCCTTTGTTGGTAACCATCCAGTCTTCTTTTAAGACTGCGTTATGAAGATCAGAGTTCTTAACTGACTCTATTATTGGTTTTTCTTTAAATGCGTTAAATATATCTACCTTTGGGGCATTACCTTTGCATTCAATCGCGTTTTTAAGTTCTCCTGGACTAAACACAAAGAATCTACTTACATCTCCGTTAAGGAAAGTATCAATTAGTTTATTCTTTATAATTCCAGTAGCTTGTGCGATGTCAACTAAGGCATTACCTTTAGATCCAAATGAGATACCTTCTATCGCAATAAGAAGGTCATCTGTTTTATCAACTACCTTTTCTATCTCATAAATAAGAAGATCAGTAGCTTCAAAGTAATTTTGTAGTTTTATCCGTTCAGTAACATGATATTGTTCATCTTTTCGTCTTCTTGACTCAGTGTACGCAATATGTATGCTAGGATATTTTAATGTAAGGTCCTCTAGATTAGACCTGTGTTTTTTAGTTGTATTAGAATTAACAACGGATATCCATTTATATTCCTTAAAGTCGGTGCATATACATACCCCGGGATAAAGAATTGAAAAATCGATGGATATTATTGTCATTCATAAATGATATTTTATATATAGTTATACTCACTATCAATAATAAAGTTTCAACTATTTATTTATTTATAATTTTGTTTAAAACCTTTATCATCTAACATAGTACAAATAGGGTAGGAGGGTGGGATATTACTTAGTATTATTCTTATCTTTACCTCATCTAAAAGAAGTACTATAGAGGTACCTTAGATAGGGGGATAATGTAAAATTTATAAAAATATAATTTAATGTTAATAATATATATAGTATATTTTGATTATGAAAAGTAAGTATTATCGACCTTTACCAGATTGCTTGACTATATCAATTAATACTGAATTAACTAAATTAACTGGAATAAATCAGTTAGGATTATATGCGGTATCAGATATTAAAAAGGATCATGTTTTAGGAATATCGCATATATTAGATCCAGATTTTGAAGACGGAATGATACGAACCCCATTAGGTGGATTCTTTAATCATTCAATAGAACCCAATTGTAGACTTTTACCTGACGCTAGCCGGACTGGTATTTTTAAACTAGTTACAAACGTATTTATTAATAAAGGAGAAGAACTAACTTGCAAATACACTAAATATGACCCAGAAAAATAATACTAAAGAAAATATATACCTAGTTAATATAGTATATTTAAATAGTAATATCTCCCCTATTGAAATAAAAATAATTTCAGATAATTTAGAATTTACGATGGATCAATACCAAAGAAATAGAGATCCATTTAAGTGGAAATATAAGATAATAAAAGAACTTTAAAACTTTACAATAGTATAAAATTAAAAGAATTAACAATATGAAAAAAGTAGAAAATGTCGGTATTATCGGACAGGGATTTGTTGGCACTGCGGTAATGGAAAAGTTTAGACGATCATTTAAAGTTTATGCGTACGATAAAGATTCAACTAAGTCTATAATAACAACCCCATCTCTTGATAAAGATCCAGTAACAATTGCAAAAGTAGTTGAAAATTGTGAGGTTATATTTATATGTGTTCCAACTCCAATGTTTGAAGATGGAGAATGTGATATTCGCATAGTAGAAACCGTATTAGAAGATATTGCAAAAGAGGCAGAGTTCCAAAATAAAAAGGTTATTACCATTATCAAATCAACCATACCTCCAGGTACTACCAAAAAACTAAATGGATTATCAAATAAAGTTGGTGTAACATTTAGCCCAGAATTTTTAACTGAAGCGAATGCTACTGCTGACTTCGAGAATCAAACTAGAATTGTTTTAGGTATTGATTACGTAGAATACATTGAACCTATTAGAAATATGTTTATAAGGGTATTCCCCAATGCCAATTTAATAATAATAAATTCAAACGAGGCCGAAATGACCAAGTATGCAACTAATTTATTTTTAGCAACTAAGGTTAGTTTCTTTAATGATATATATTCTTTATGTGAGAAACTTGACATTGATTACAATAATGTAATAGAAGCAACAATGCACGATCCGCGAATTGGAAAGTCTCACTATGATGTACCTGGCCACGATGGAGACAGGGGATTTGGTGGGCATTGCTTCCCTAAGGATTTACAAGCAATATTGTCTATAGCTATGAAATTTAAACTTGCACTTCCAACTATTACTGGAACTCACGTTACTAATATGATGGTTAGAAAAAATAAAGATTGGATGGACATGGAAGGAAGAGCGGTATCTACTCGACCTGAACTCGATTCTGAAATAATAGAAAAATATCCAGCTAACGTTGAAGGATCTTTTGATTTTAATAACTATAATAGTATAGATGTAAAAAAATAAGTAAAAATGGCAATAGTTAATACAACAGACATATACGACTTAGAACTTCATGATGAGATTCAAATTGACAGATATAATACAGTTATGAGAGTTCCAGGAGGGTGGGTATATAAATCCTTTACTGGAACGGAAGGTGTAAACTTTAAAGCAGTAGGAATGGTATTTGTTCCAACTAACAACGAATTTGAAGAAGAATAAAACAATTAAATATGTATAAACAAGACGAACTTACGGGGATGCTTTTCTTTGATTTAGAAACATCATCTGAATACAAGAATTTAGACGCACTAACCGAAGCAAAGCCAAAAATGGCAGATCTTTGGTCTAAGCGATGTGACTATTTAAGAAGTAGATGGCCAGAAGATAACGCTGACAAAACTAATTCTGAGCTTTATGATGATAAAGCAGCATTAGCTCCAGAATTTAACAGAATAGTATGTGCTTCTTTCGGAAGACTTACTTGGGAAGGACTAACTCCTTCAATGGTTATAAAAAGCTATTATGGAACAGATGAATTAGCGATCCTCGATGGAATAGAAAATGTAGCAAGTAAATTTACAAAATATAAAATGACTGGACATAATATCAAGAGATTTGATATCCCAGTTATGTGTAAGAGACTACTTATAAATGGATACAAACTTCCACCTTATTTACAAGTTCATAATAAGAAACCTTGGGAAATGCCGTTTATTGATACTTCAGAGAATTGGTCCTTTGGCGCATGGCAAGAAGGGTTTGCTTCTCTAGAATTGATAATGACTTCATTAGGACTTGATTCTCCAAAGGAAGATATTAAAGGAGAAGAAGTTAGTGGAGTATTTTGGAATAATGAAGAATATTCAAGAATTGCTAAGTATTGCGAAAAGGATGTTTATGCTTTAGCGCAAGCACTACTTAAAATGTCTGGATATAATACTATGGACGGATTTGAAAGCCAATTATAATATGGAACACTATACTTGTGAAAAACACGGAACTAACAAAGCTTGGATACAAATATGTAAATCTAAAAAGAAAGATGGAACTATCTCAGAACGTACATACATTAGATGTGTAAAGTGTCAATCTGAAAAGGTAGTAAAATCTCATAAGAAAAATCCAAGCTCAATTAGAAAAGCTAGGGCAAAATGGGAATCAGTTCCAGCAAATAGAGAAAAGGCTAAGAAACATAATCGTATATATCGTAATAGTAAAAAAGGAAAAGAAACCAGAGCATCATACTATAAAAAAAATAAAGATAAGATATTAACTCGATCAAGGAAGTGGAAAGATAACAATCCCGAAAAAATAAAAGAGCATAGTAAAAAGTACTATGAAAATAACAGGGATGCTCGAATACACTCATCTTCTACGTGGTATTATAACAATAGAGAAAAGAT